TGGTATCTATCATAGATATAATTATATCTATGATAGATGCTTTTGTCACGTACTTTTCAAAATTATCTGCAACTATTTAAAAGAATTATTCAAATCCTAGTTATAACTGAGACGGGAATTTGAGATCCTTACTGAGAACACAATGAACTGTCCTCAAGATCAAACAAGACCTGTGGTGTGCTTTTTACACCAATTGAATACTCCATCAATAAGGTAACCAACTGTTCCCCATTCATGAGAGCAATGGGAGTCTTGTCTGCTTGGATAGCTTCATTCTTAGCACCTTTGCTGAAATCACTCGTGGTAATAATCAGCCCTTGTTCATGAGCTCCAAGCGATCCTCGCATTTGTTGCACAGCAGGTGCCTGCACATGGTGCTTCCAACGCTTTGCCTGTACAGCCATCTTCATCCGTATCACATCACCGATTACCAAGGTACCACGGACATCAATTCCTCCATCTCCGCTATACCTGGTTACTTCGACCATCTCAAAACCCATTGCAGTAAGCAGACGGGAAACCAAATCCTCAAAATCAATCGGTTCCATGGAATGGAGCTTGGACAGCAATGCCTTTCTGGTTTGCTTGTTGTATTGCTCAATCTCTGAGATAACCCCCTTTGCAACCCATTTCGACAAACCAACCAATCCACTCCCGTGCTGAATAAACCGAGGAGAGCGCCCACTATCCTTGTAACGTTTGATTTCAGTGAGTATCTGGGCATACATGGTTGACTCAGGAGTCTTTCCTTCAGTCACCAACCAACCTTTCTCCAAGGCTTTCCTTGTAATGTCTTTGTAATGCATTGGCTTTTTGGAACCGAATTCTTCCAGTACCAGTAATGCGCATTCAGTGAATGAATACGCTTGAGTTGTCTCAACAGATCCCGAATCTGGCTCAGGCAATGTTGTGACCTCATCTGCTTCTATTGAAGCAGCATTTACAGTAAACATACCCTTTGAAACCAGTTTGAAAACAGAACTATCTCCATGCTTCTTTATGTCCATGTACAGGTTTGCAGCAACCGTTTGATCGGGTGTCTTTCCCTCTGTCTTCCAAAGTCCCTGCTCCAGAATCTTTTGGGTAATTTGTTTGACATTCAAAGGTTTATTGGAAGCTTCTAGAACTAATTTCGCTGCATCTTTTACTGTCATGTTATCCCCTCGCAATCAATCAGAATTACTTGAACTGGGTATCCACTTGACTCAGGTGCACACCACTGCTAGCGTATGGCTATGGAAAACCAATATCCAAGGACCTTGGAAGAATTCGAACAGGAATTTTCTACTGAAGAGAACTGCAGGGATTACCTATTTTCAATAAGATGGCCCCACGGGTTTATCTGCCCCAAGTGTGGGAACGACAAGTATTGGCGGGTAAGGACTGTTCTGATGGAATGCACGAAGTGCCACCATCAGGTATCGGTTGTTGCTGGAACCATCTTCCAAGATACCCGCAAGCCACTGGCGATGTGGTTCAGGGCTATCTGGTGGGTTACCGCCCAAAAGAACGGTGCGAGTGCGTTGGGTCTCCAAAAAATCCTTGGGCTGGGAAGCTATCAGACCGCATGGGCCTGGCTCCACAAACTTAGGACAGCCATGATAAGACCGGGAAGGGACGATCTTTCCGGTTGTGTTGAGGTTGACGAGACCTATATAGGAGGGGCGAAGGCTGGAAAGAAGGGGCGTGGATCGGAAAACAAGATATTGGTGGCAGTCGCAGTCGAGATGAAGGACAACAGAATTGGTAGGATACGGCTGGGTATCGTCGATGATGCCTCATCTTCCAGTCTTCATGGATTCGTGCAGGATTGCGTACAGAAGGGCAGCACGATAAGAACCGATGGATGGAGTGGATACAAGGGCATTGAATCCTTGGGGTATGTCCATGAGGTCATCAAAATCAAAGGGCAGGATCTGGCTGCATCGGAGCTTTTGCCCAATGTTCATCTGATCATATCGCTTCTGAAAAGATGGATATTGGGAACGCATCAGGGTTCGGTAAGCAGAAAGCATTATGGGTACTATTTGGATGAGTTCACGTTTAGATTCAATAGAAGGACTTCAACTTCCCGTGGAAAGCTGTTCTACCGGTTGCTGGAGAATGCAGTATGTATCAAACCAACTACCTATGGCGACTTGACTGAGAGAAGCGAAAACTGATGGACCGCTATATGTAGCGTCAACCTGAGTCAAGTGGATACCCAGTTTTCTTTATTTAAAACTTCATTTCTTGCTGTTAAGGCCTGGACAGATTTATCCTGCTTATCAAACTGTGAGGATACCAGTTTCATCTCAGATCCCAGAACCTTAAATGTCTGATTGATGTCACGAAGTGCACTTTTAAATTCCTTCTCGCCCTCAACACCAATTTTGAGCCCAAAGTTATCTGCCAAAATCACCGCCTCCTTCCTAAAATGGACATAAAAAATACCCGGATTTCTCCGAGTATAAAAAACTCCTACTTTTTTTAGGTACTACACTTTATTACAATCGTTTGCTATATAATAAGCAAGTAAGCGCAACTGTTTTCCCTTGTAACTCCATTTTGATTTCTTTTTCTTCAGACCTTTCAAATCCTTTATGTTCGTAAAATTGGTAAGTACAATTATCATCCGTGTATAAATAAATCAGTTTACCTTTTTCTCGTCTGCTTAATTCTTCAAGCAGTTGTGTTCCAATCCCTTTACCATGGATGGTTGGGTCTGCTGCAAGAAAGCAAATCTCCCCATCGGGAATAGTTCTACTTACGTAATTATTAAACATCGTCTTGTTTGCTTCATCATATATATCTGGTCCACCTTTAACCACAACCGCCATGATCGCCTTGAACATTTTCACATAGAGTTTTCTCCAAAAAGAAGAATACTGCTTCGGTTCATTTTTCATATCTGCCATAAGAATGCCAACAAGTTGATCTCCCATATATGCCGCAAGCACCTGTGATGCACGTTCCAATTCCAAATATAGAAAATATCTACCGTATAGGCGAAGTGCCAGTGGGTTATCAACATATCTGTTAAAATTCATTCCTTTGATAGCAAAGTCGATAACTTTACCAAAATCTTTTCTTTGTAATTGTTTGATTTTTACTTCCATGTATCACACCTCACTATCACTTATTTCTGCTATTTCATTTTTAATAATTCCACTAAGTTTTTCTGCTGTTTCAATAAGAAATGAACAGGTATCTTCTCCCAATGAAGAGAGCACCTTTTCCTCAAATCGATCGGTTTCTTCGAAAATCTTAGAAAAAAAACCTCTTCCTGCCTCAGTAAAAACAACAAATTTTTCTTTCTTGTTACTCCCAGCTACGAGGGTGACGTATTGTTGTTTAATAAAATCAGATAAAATGCTATGAACAGTAGACTTCGGAAGATGTAACGTGTCACATATCTGTTTTTGTGTAATGTTTTTAGATTCCTCTAACAAATACAGCATCATTAAAGAGTTAAAAGTCAACCCATGTTTTTTTGCAATCTTCGCATAAGCTGAATCAATATTATTGAGCGCCTTATTTAATCGCGACATAGTCTCTTTATAATTCATTTGATAACCTCCTTGATTTTAGTGCGATTTCGGACTATATTTAGTATAGTACGATTTCGCACCATTGTCAAGGAGGTTCTAGTCAAATTCCATAGGGAATAACATCATCTATGGAAATCTCCCTTTTTTGCTTGCTCAGTCCAAGGAACTGTTTGTGGCATTCCCATAAATCCATCAAAAGCCCAAGAGGTGTAAGCCATGTTTCCTCTTCAGTACGATTTAAATGGACTGTTCCGTAATATAAAAGCCGGGTAAAGAGCTCCTCCTCATTTACCCGGTTTGTGCGTTTTTTGAGTCATCTTCCGATGCAATATTTCGTTTCGTTCCTTTAAACATCGCTTCCATCAATGCGTTTTTATATGTGGCAAGCTCCAAAGGTGAAGTGAGAAGTTCAATCTCTTCTTGCGTGAGAAGATTCTTCTTATCATTCGGATTTCGCAGGTTATAAATAAGCAAACTTTGATTGGCCATTAATGTAATCAGCCACACAATCTCGTCTAATGCCATCTCGAAGTTTTCCGATTTCATGAGCTTTTCACCCAGGTTTTCAAGCCCACCATATCTTCCTGCAATTTCTTTTGTTGCCTTAGTCGTTAAAATAAGTTCATACTCTTGACCACTGATAGTAATCTTTGCGCTGCGTTCGTTATCCATGGAACATCCTCCTATTCTTCAGTGCCACCGGATGCGGCAAATGTAGGTTCATATACTTCGTTGTACCATCCGGTAATAATTGATTGTGTGACTCCTTCATCACCCTCGTTAACTTCTGCTTTCCAAGGATGCCTGCCCTGACCATCCAATTTGTTCCTGCGTAGCACTGTCCCTTCAATGGTTGGAGTTGAGAAGGTAATGCTATCGCCTTTGGTTGCCAGATTAGTTGCAGGGATACCAAATTTGACACGATACAACCAAAAATAACGATACTTTCCGTTTGCTTTTTTAGCCCTAAAGCCTACCGCAACAGGGTCACCACCATCTTCACTGGTTGAAATGAGCACATGATTGTCATCAATAGTTGCTCCTGTGAGATCTCCTGCGGCATTCACACCAATATCATCAATGCCAAGCGCTAATGTGCCACTTCTGAACTCTTTAATGATTTCAGCCGCACCATCATCGGCATAAAGCGTTGCCTCAGCAAGTTCCACCGACAGTTCTGCACTGATGGCTTTTGCCAAGGGCACAGGGGTTTCATAAGTCTCATCACCGCTTGCATCCTCGGTGATTTTTGCATAATAAAGTCTATCAAGACCAATTGTTGCCATGTTTTATTCCTCCATTTCTAATTTAAATTCATAGGGTTTTGCCACATCAATGGCATAGTGGTGATAGCCGGTATCATCTTCATGCCCGATATACCTGCGGTCTGTTATTGTAAAATCCGCACCCAAAAGAGTGCGGACTAGATTATTTTTAATGCCAATATAGTTTCCTTTTACAAATAGGGAAAGTCTAACTTCCTGCACTTCATATTCAGGCTTGTTATCAGCATGAACCTCAAACAAATCTACAAGAGGCGTGATTACAAGATAAATATCAGGAGGCACACCGGAAAACACACCTGTCTCTACCGGAATGCTACACATGTCTGCTATGAGATTTAATTCTTTTAAGATGCTCATATTTTATCCACCTCTTCATCAAATCGCTGTTTCATTGCTTCTATACAGGCTTTTCTTGAAGTTCTTCTTGCAGGCTTTAAAAATGGTTTTGGTGGTTGACCGGATTTCCCATACTCTATGATATTGGCTATCTTGGCATTGCTTTCACCATTTCTTTTTGGTTCTTTAAAACCTACTTTTACATTAAAGTTACCGTTTCGATCTAGCTTAGCAGGGGAGACACCAAGGGAATTGACTAGTTCACCCGTAGACCGGCTTTTTTCTTTTGTTCCACTTCCAATAGTCCCTTGTAAATTTGACTTTACTCTTTCTAGAACTACTTCCCCTCCTGATTCCAGCACCTTTGGTATAATTTCATCTGTCTTATCACCCAGCTTTGAAAGTTTTAGAAGAAAATCCTCCGGCATTTTAACATCTGCTTTAGCCACTTGATGCCACCACCTTTTTCGCCAAAACTTCAATATACATACCTTTTCCTTTTACATCCTCCACACTTGTGATTTCGTATCGTCCATCACTGCACGCAATGGTCATCTTAGTAGACACCGAAATATCAGGTATCTTGCGAAAGCAAAACAGTGCGGTGGCTTCAGAGAAGGTTGCTCTATTAGCCCATTTTTCATTCCCGTGACGGTCTTCCTTATAGGCACGAACAGATGCAACAATGATATCCGTGGGTTTGCTAAAACCCTCACTGTCTTTCATTGTTTCAACAGAAATAATATCTATAAAGGTATTCATTTTTCCAAAGCTCATAGGCTACACCTTCCAATCCCGATCAAGCCTGAGCAGTAAATTCACCGTATTCCAAACCTGCTGACCTGCCTGCACATTGTCAGCAAAAAAGCCACCCGTACTGCCATCCCGACTTTCATAGAAGTGGGATGACAGCATGATGATGGCTTGCTCCGTAGTTGGCGGCATTGCATTTTCGCTATAATGACCTTCCGGCAGATGCTGGTAACTCTCGGCATAGGAGGTTGCAGTGGTGATGTATGTCTGAAGAAGCTCATCATCACGATCATGCTCAAGAATTAGATTTGCCTTTACCTTTTCAAACAGTGTCATCACCGTCACCTTCCTTTCTCTACGGAGTATCCTCTGCCATTATCCCAGTGGCTTTT